TTTTCTGCCTTTGCGCCAGTTCGCAGTTCTTCAGTGCTTTCCTTGCCTGTTTGGATCTTTCTTCTACTCTTTGAAAATAATACATTTCACTTTCCCGTTCTTTCTAATCATCAGGTTCTGTTCTGACATTGTATCTTCTCTTTTTCCAGCATCAATTTTCTTCAGGTTGATATATTCTTGCAGCACCCGGATCGCTTCTTCTGCCCCATAGCAAACTGTGCAGTAATGTCCTGCTGCCGCCAGTGCCTTCAGCATTTTCTTCTGGCTGTCTTCCAGTCTTCCGGTATCGTATTTCATTTCAATGTACAAACCGTTGTACATTCCCATCGGAACCGGAAGACACAGATCCGGAATCCCAGCTTTCACGCCCATCTGTTTCAGTTTCACCGCTTCTGCTTTGTTGCGGCTCCCCCCATTCGGGCAATGATGCAGCAGTTCCAGTTCCGGATGTGCGTTCTGGTTCCATCGCGCCCAGTCCATGACGCTCATTTGCTCTGTATCCTCGTTTCTTCTTGCGTATCTTCGATTCACTCTTCTTCCTCCTTGCATATGTTCCAATATTTGCAGAACAGGCAGCAGTGATGGCATTGCTGGATCCTGATCATACGGATCATGTGCTGGATCTTCTTTGCGATGCTCCTGATCATCTGCGTCCCTCCTCTGCTTTCTTTTTCTCTTCCTTCAGCTGTTGCGCTCGATCCATAATCTTCGTGTTGTATGTATACTTCACAACGCCCTGATCCCACAGATTCGCTTTTGCGCCCCGCTTCCCGTAGTTATAAACTGCCAGTGTATAGTACGGAAGATCTTCATCTGATACTGTTCCACGAAGATCGTTCTGTATTTCTGACAGATAATTCACGCCAACCAACACATTCTGATATGGATTCTTCAGGTCATACGCTCCCAATTCTTCCATCCTTTGCATCTGCCATTTTTCCGATACCTGCATCAAACCGATTGACGTTCCATTGTCGCCTTCAGCGTCCCATCTGCATCTGGATTCCTGTTCGATCAATGCAAAAACCATTTCATAATCGACGCCATTCTGTTCACATACAATGTATGTGTATACCTGAATGATCGTCGGTAACTCTCCGCCTGCTGCCTTGCATTCTTCAGATATTTCATGATAATAAAATCCTGTCACTTGATCGCTCCCCCAGTCCTGCGACATTGTATTCCACGGAAAATCATATGTACCATACAGACTTTTGCATCCATATACATCCGTCATGTCTGTCTGCTCCACTGGATCCTGCCGATCATACAATTCTTCGATCTGCTCCTGCTGCTGCCGGATCTCCTGATCCCACGCCTGCACCTGCTTTTCAAATTCGTGCATTTGTATTGTCAACATCAACAGAAAAATGATCAACGGCATCGCAAGCATTGCCGGATTCCTTGCAATGAAATCCCATGCAGCACATACGATCTTCAAAGTCTTCCTGATCAGTCTTTTGATCTTTCTTCGTGCCGTTCTCCTACTTCTTGCCCTTGTCATGTGCCATTCCTTTCCTCAACCGCATCCGCCCGTATATGTAGAACCTGCCGTTGAACGTGTTATATTTCACTTCAGCAAAATCATATTTATCGCCATACCATTTCATCAAATGATCGCAGACATTCAGATCTCCTTTTACGATCCTGTCCACATCCTTCTGTTTCGTTTTGTAATGATTGACTTTTTCTTTCGGTTTCCGCAGTCCCTTTGATGCACACCATGTCTTTTGATACTTGCCTTTTTTGCTTTTCTCTTTCGTGATGTACCTTGCCATTCCGACCAGACCGTTTTCATCCCTCTGAAGCCTTCTGATCTCATTTCTTTTTCCAAGATTCCAGACCGCTTCAACTGTGTCCATATCCACATCGCCATCCATAACGATGTGATGATGCCAGCGTCCTTTTTCACTGCATTCTGTGACATACACATATCTTGCATTGCTCAATCCCTGCTTCTTTCGCTGGTAATTCAGTCGCCTGATATAGTTCTGCATGTTCTTCGTTGCCACTTCCATCGAAGCGGGCATATTGTCATCCGTGTATGTGAATGTCGCCCATATATCTCTATCCGTGAAGTTCTCACCGATCACCCTTTCGCACATCTTTTTACTGTTTTTATCGTTCAGATTCTTCTGTGCCTGTCTTTGCCTTTTTCTTTTCCCTTCATCCGGGATCTGATCTTTCTGTCCCTTTGTAAACTCTGGATAGATTTCCACTTCCAGCTGATCGCCTGATCGGATCTCCTTCGTTGCATAGATGCTTTTCACCTTGCCTTCCTTCAGGATCCTTTCTTCGTTTGCTTCCTCCATCTTATCCAGACTATTCTTGTATGCTGCTTCATAGTCGTAAGGGACATATACAGCCTTCCTTCTTTTCTTTCTCATTCCCTTTACTTCCTTTAGTTGAATTGTTAGTATCCATTACAAGGTCGCTTTAGGAAGTCCAGAAAAGCGCGGATTCATTGACTTTTCAGGCTGTCCGGTGTACAATATCTTCGATGTGTACTATGGTTTTCGGGCATCGTCCTGAAGCCACCGTGAAGCCTTCTGGTGCCGCCAAGCATACCAGAAGGCTTTTATATTACCCTGCTTTTCTAACGTCCTGCATCGCCTTCCTGACGTTCACTGTCATCCTTCTTTGTTTTCTCCTCTCTCAGAATTATCTTTCGGAAGATGCTTTCAAATATCGGAACCGCTATGCTATTCCCCGCCTGCTTATACAGTGTCATGTAATATCTTCCTTTTCTCTCATGTACAGCTTTCGCAGCTTCAAATTCTTCGTCTGTATATCCCATCAGTCGCCAGCATTCCCGTTCTGTCAAGTATCG